CGTCTAAGGTCTTATAATTTGAAACACCAGTCAAATAAGCCATAGGCCGTACCTCCATCTGATACAGCCTATTTATACGATTGATTTTGGATTGTCAACCCCCTTACTAAAGTTTTCCTTCAATATAATTTATTAAGCAATCCCTTGCTTCTTCCCAACTCCAGCAAATTCTACAATAATAACCAGCACTTTCCAAATATTGTATCCATTCAATTTGTTCAACAGTTGGCTTACCTTTCCCTACCTTCATTTCAATGAATGCACCAAAGTAAAGCTTACAAGGCCAAGGCAACATGATATCCGGTACGCCCTTGCGTAATCCCGTAGCGACAAATTTTGCTGCTTCAGCGATATGACGTGATCCACCATTCGGAATAGCGAATAAATATTTTAGCTGTGGATAGTTTTCGCGGGTTTCTGGCAATGCAGCCCAACAGAAAAGCGCCATCTGTTGGCTATCTTCTGATTTACCAGCGAGGTTTTCTGGTGTGACAGGCTTGCTCATGCGAATTCCTCCCTCTAATGCGGCTTTAGGTCTATAATTCATTCCAAATGGCATTATCTTCGATCCTTTGGTGGTATGACTGCATCATCTAGCATTTTTAACAAATTGTGCTTCATGATTTCCAGTGCAGCGAGGATATGATAAACATACTTACCCCCAAATGCGATATCCATTTCGGGTTGGCTATCTTCATTGATAAAGATGGTGGCAACGGCTTTCATGGCATCGTCATGGTGAGCCATGACGATACGCTTCACCACGTCGTCTACTGATCTATCCGTCATGTTATTCCCTCATTAATAATTAATGCGTTAGTTGCTATTCTTTGCGGGCCGATGAAACCAGACGTACCTACCGCGTATCAGAATAGCTCTTTAGCTTTCGCAGATGATCCTACCGCTAACCACTCTGGGGAGACTGGTACGCCTATTCTTCAGCTACCGAACAAATGTAAGTTGTTTGACCATTCTCGCTAAACATTTTTTCGCATGGTGACTTTTCATTCAACCTATAACTCATGACGCATATTAAGCAACAACAAATTACAAACAAGAAAAGCAGTTTAATATTCGTCGGATTAACCATAATAGCCCCCAAAAAGACAATAATATCCCAACCGCGACTACCCACAAATACAATAACGCTACTAAAATATCAACTACTACTATTTCTTGCATCAAACTCTCATATTAGTTGCAGCATTAATAGCCCAACATAAACCAATCAAAAACATCACAGCCATACCAGCAAGAAAACATAGAAAGTAAATCATTTGCTATCCTCTTGCACCATCCGTTCAAAAATATTCTGTACGGTTTCTTCACTTTCGCCAAGCTGGTTAGCTAGCGTAGCTCGCACCGTAGCATATAAATGCTGATGGGTAGCTCGAAACTTATCATGCGGCAATGCCAGCAGCTTCAGATAAAAATCAGCTATCAGTTGTGTTCGAGTCATTTGCATCCCCTTTTGAAACCAAAGTAATAGCCCATCGCAAACGATCCAAGAGCTATACCAACAAAATCAAAGATTGGAATGATTTCCATTAGATATACAGTCTCCCGATTACAGCGATGGCTACCAGCCCAATGCCACCTATAACCGGAGCGAGAGCTAATAGCAAGGCTTTATGATTGAAGCATCTGCAATACATCTTGTATTTCTTCTAGCACGTCATGACGATAACCACTCGCTAATATCAATGTTTTGGTTAATGGATTATCATCACCATCTGGCAGCATGAAATGGCTAATGCTATCTTGTATAATATACAATGGTGAGCCATCCGTGCGAGTAAATTTAATTATTTTCATTCTAATACTTCCCTATCATCTACATAATACCAATTATTCTTATCCTTCTCAATAGCTAATTTTACATAAGCATTAGCTTTCTCTTCAGAAGCATAAACCATTTTAATATATGTTGCGCTATCACTAAATTGTTTACTTTGTTTCATGACAATGTAAACAATCATTAATCTATATCCTTTCCACATCCGACGCAATACGCAATGTAATGTTCTACACCAAATCGTATCTTCCAACCCATGCGACCCGCAAACGTAGTCAATGCAGCAAATGATTTGGTACCGGGATCAAGTGTCTGCCCACAACCACACTCAAAATAAATCATCGCATTCGGATTGGTGTAGGGATCGTGGGTTGGCACGGCATTCTTTCTAATTGGATCATTAATCTTTTCGAGTAACCAGCTTGTGCCCCATGTCATTTGATTATTCCTAACCTGAATGATGATCAAATGGTATTGTCTCTATTTTAAGCTCATTCCAAATATATTCAATACTCTCTTTCACAAAGAAATATTTGGTATTGATCAGACCAACCCATACATCCACATTCTTACCCTTTTGAATGCTGGATATCTGATCACTGTTGATAATGACTGGCTTGGTTTCGCCACTCGCAAAGACTTCCGTTAGCTTGATAAACTTAGCCATGCTACTCCCTAGCGTCAAATCGAATTGCTGTTAAGATATCCTTGGCTTTCTGTATCTCTTCCTTGACATAATCATCTTTGATTGCGTGCTGAAAATTGTTCAACTTATTGATGATCGTCCAAAGCTTCTCGATTTCCTTTTTGGTCATTTTGGTCATTTGCTTATTCCTCATTAAGTGATTTTGATCACCAGATACGCGACGTGATTTTCACGGGTGTAGACCAGCCCCTGAGCTTCATCGAAAGCGGTAATCAGATCGTCTATCGGATCACCATCAACCATCTTTCGCGCATCCTCCACACTCATTTCAAATTCAATGACGTTAGTATCGTCCAAATCAAGCTTCATGTCTCATTCTCCATTAATAATTAAAGAAAACTGCACGGTCACGATGGGGCAGTCTGGGGGACCGGAACACCGCAACCGTGCAGCACATTCCCTGCGAAGGGGGTACAACGCGGGGAATTCAGATTAAGCTATCTTATTTACCAGCTTCAGGCAAGCTATAAATGTTTGAATGTTCATCCACAATTTCTGTAGCGACATAGACCGGGTTGCACCATGTAGTCACAGCTTCATCTTTTAGATACAGTGCTAGATTATTTATTATTTTTCTATTTGTCTCATCAGTATCCACTTCAATGATGATGCGATATCTCATTGGTTAATCTCCCTCTACAGCAAGTATGGCGCGATAGCCAAAAAGAACGCAAATACAATAACAGCCCATATGATATCTTTCATTGGTTAACCTATCAAGGATTAATATAGCGAACAATCAATATTGCAACTAAAGCTGTCATAATTACCACACTGATCCATTCAAACACTGTCACACTCCTCCATCTGATCTAGCAAATCAACAATGGCATCTAGCGGTCGCTTGCCATAGCCAACGGGTGAAGTTGAAAAGAAACCATCCTGATCACAATCACAATCATAGGTATCACTATCAATGGCCATATATTCGCCAATGTAGTTTTGTTCAACTAATATGTTCATGATACCTCCAATATTCGTCGCAGCATTCAGCTAGTGAGTACCAATCATCGGCATCTTCTTCAGGCTCAACTTCATCTTCATCATATGACTGGTATTCGCGGGGATCGGTACACTTCCATTGATCGTATGTCATGTGTTCACCCATAGCTCATGAGCTTCAGCTACAGCTTCATGCGGATACATATCATAGTCATAAGCTGTCTGAAAGGAATAATCCTCATATTTGGAATAATCCTCGCCAGCTATTTCCTTCACCGCTTCCAACCATTCATCGAATGAGGCTTTCATTGTGTTATCTCCAGTTGATTTCAGTACTATAATGGGTTGACTGTAATTTGTCAACCCATTATTTTAATTATTTTCAGACCTTATTCAGTACCCTAATCTTACCTTCTACAACACATGAATTTGGAGCATTCTTAATGCGCGTCACAAACTCAATCGCGTTTTCTACAGCACTTCCCGGCTTTGAAGTAGGATACATATCGAAGGGACCAAATAAAGCAACCGAACCATCCGAGTAAATAACATCTACAATGTATTGGTTCATTTTGTCTCTCCATCTGTTATGCATCAATATATACGTCACCAATAGATTGTCAATAGTTATTTTTCCCTTATTATAGTATTTCGTAGCATATTTGCAATTGATAACCAAGCATAAGCTTCACCTTTAGCAAATTGTTCCTGCTTCTTGGTAAGCTTTGTGTACTCCTTCCTAGACTGATTAGCACAGTAATCAGCAAGGCTTTCCAGTGAGCTAAACACGTACTGCATTTATTATTCTCCTATTTAGCGGTTGCTTGCGAAAACGACGTTGATAAATTGACCATCAATCATCTGCGGCATAGTGTCTAACACTTTAACACCAACAACGCTAGGCCATCCTTGACGATCCATAGCAACAAAAGCCGCGCGCTTCAAAGCATCAATCCGACGACTATTAGATTGAATTACTTCAGATGATCCGTCCTTGCGGGTAATTTCAATGTGGTATCGAGTGCTGCGGCTGTTCATTTGCTATCTCCCGTTTCAGTACATACAGTTATATACGCTCCATTTGATTAGTCAATAGAATAATATTCTTTATTTGATGATACCCATATATTTCATCGCATCCGCAAAGCTCATGGTTTCTTCAATGATCACTGACTTCACTGGCTTGAAGCGATCCCCCACAGTATATTTGCGTACTTCATCCGGTTCAAGCCAATGGGTGAATTGTCCACCTTCTAGCTCAAACCTAATCCTTCGTTTTAATATGTTCATTTCAATAGCTTTCTAATTTCTTGCACAGTAAATTTATCAAATTTATCTTCTACTGCATTGTAGGTGGTTTGATGCGCTTTGGCTGCTGCTGCTTCGATGGCAGCATTCCAAATTAGCTTATAGGCTGCATGGGATGATTTGAGTTGATCAGTCATTTCTTTAGCCTCTCAATATCATGCAGCATTTCATTAGCTACGTGAAAATCTTTGCAATATTTAGCTATATGTTGCATAACCTCTTCAATCGCCTCATTCCAACCTTTCCTATAAACAAGCTCCAATGTTGGTATGAATTGCTTTTGTTTGTCATCGCTCATTTCTTTTTCAACCTCCTTACGATATCTGACATGACGGTGCCAACCCATTCATCATCAACTGCTTCCGCAGCAGCCTCGATAGCCTCATTCCATATTTGTTTTCGATACTCACCTATCAATAGTTGTTTGATACTTTCATCTAGCTTGTCTTTATCCATTTTATTCCCCACAATTGATTGAATTAGCTTTATTATATTTCTCTAACGAGCGTATAATTCTTAAGTCCTTGTTTTTCTTATATATATAATAATATAATAAAATATAATAGAGAGAGAAAGGTGTTAGAACACATGTAAAACGGGAACTGGAAAAGGGGGTCAAGCGGACCATTATAATTATACTTCTTATATTTCGCCTTTATAATAACAATTTCAAGCACTTAAGCCCATTATACTGCCATTATACGCCATTAACTTTTTGGCATTACTGTAGGCTAATCTAAGATAGTTAAGTCATGAACAACAAAACAACGTTGAGAAGTACCATATTTTTCAGAAGTCCAAACCTTACCTAGTTCCTTAATTCTATCAGTGTCAACTAGATTTTGTATTGCACGTTTAATAGCAATTGTAGAGCCTGCTTTATCAAGCCTGAATGAAGCGGTAGCTATCAAACGTCGGCTCAAATACGAATATGGAATGATCTTATCAACATGAAGCTTCTCACACTTAGCATCAATGTATTTAGCTATTGTAGTATAAGAACCCGTATTATAATCCTTAATCATTCTTATAATTTCTTGAGCCTGTTTTACCTCATGTGTATTGGAACCAATCAATCCAGCCTCAAAACGTTCTGTAAGAGCAGCAATATCAGCTTGAACTAACGTAGCTGCCCAATGAACATGATCAGGCGTAATAATAGGAGACGCCATGTTATCACCAACAGCAACTAAAGCCGATAGCTTTAGCACCTTGACGTGTGCTCTATTCCATAACTGACGAATGACTTCCTTATAAGCTCCATTAATAAAATTATCTGCGTACTTATCAAAGTCATTCAGCAATCTAGCTGCTTCAGGTGTACGATCCACATTGATAATACGACGTGGATTTGAATTATTGACTGTGTTGGATTGCGCAACCAATGAGCCAAGCTTTTCAATTAAACTAAAATTAGGAATAATTTCAGTATGATGCTCATTCAAAGGCGGACGCTTACCTTTATATTCAATCATGAGAAAGCGAGGTAGCAAACCCTCACTAATCATATCTTCATTTAGAGTTGCATAGAACCGTTCTGGAGTGCTTTCACCCATGATTGAGAAACTTGGTGAAGAAACAGCACTAGTATTATTCGCCTTATCGGAATAGACGCTTGGGTGCAACGTCTCGCTGAAACCAGACTTATTATACAAATCCAAAAACATTCTTCTAAGAGAGACTTCCGCACCATTTGCATTTGGGCTGCTCATTTGTTGAAGGCGCAAACCGAATTCGCCTAACATGGAAATAAATGATTGGTTCAAAGCAAGATACTTAAATAGCGCGGCACCAGATGCAATTTCAGATGGTCCAATAAAATTAGTAACGGAATGCACTTGCATATTAACAGCATTCATTAATTTATTGATGCCAGAAGCAGCCGCTTCCTTACCCGCACCAGTCATGGCCAATAGCAGCACATATTGGTTCAAACCCGTGCCGCTGATATTGTACGCTCGCCCACATACACCCGCCATCAATCCAATCGCAGCAGCTAAGGCTACCTCGGGAACAGGACGTGGAGCAGCCTGATAGATAAAACTTGCTATTTCGCCTAACAAACCAGTAGGTAGAATTAATGGCGTATCGAGAGGTACAGAATGATTAGCAATATCTGCGCTTCCATTAGGTAAGCCAGTTGCGGTAAAGTCATGGGTATGTCCATTCTTTAACTTAGTCTCCAACGCATCTTTCATTCCATCAAAGTCTATTGGTGGTAATTGCCGATCGAATGACCGTGCAATCATTCCGCCAACATAATCTTTTCTTTTAGCTTTATCTCTTTTACCAAGCGCAGACTGTCGGAATAGACGTTCAATTTGAAGTCTATTTTGCGTGTAAAAAGCAAGCATATCAATGTAAGCAAAGTCGGCTTCAGACTGACTTTGATACAAATCTTGCCACCGTCCCGCGTGCAGAGCGGCGAACTTGTCCCCATTGACTGCACTGCTAGCGCGTTGAAGAATTTCATCATCTGAATATTCCTCCTTTTTATCCGGTATGTGAGTTTGCGTAGCTGTTGGGCCACTTCCCATCTGATCATAGAGTTGCGTAAGTAAGCCTTGCCGCTCATTGATGATAGTTTTTCCACCATACACATTTCCTGTCATAACCGCATAGCGGTTGTTACTGTAAATCTCTATCTTGCTCCTACGTCTACCCGCACCAATCTTGCCTTTGACAATAATATGCAAGCCTTTGCCTGATACTGAAACCTCACTATAACTATCAAACTCATGATAAATCTTTAACTGACGTGCCAGAATGGTTTCATCACCTTCAGCATCATCTAAGTCAATAAAAGTATAAGGGTCGTTATCAGTGAATACGAACCCAAGGCCATTATAATTACCAAGAGCCAAGCAATTGAAGCACTCAATAAAAGACGACCAACATTTGTCATCTGTAACACTCGCTTTCTTTCCATTTATAGAATAAGGAACTTTTGAATTATTCTCATAACGCCATAAAATCCATTGGGGGAGCGCACGAAGCTCCTCCGGTATCTGATGATACTGGTGATTAGTCATTAAAATTTTACTTTATTTGATGCTATTAAGAATTTGCGGATTGAGTGTTAAGCTCTTCTTCCAACGCAATCTTAAACAAACGCTTCGTGATCTGTGCCATCGAAAGCCGTTGCATCAACCGTTTTTCTAATAATTTTCTTAAGTTGTCTGCTTCAGTAACTGCTTCGCCGGTTAGTGTGATGTTAAGCCTCTGATTTTTCATAAGGATTTTTCATTTCTGTGATGCCATTAATATATGCGACGGTAGACGCAAAAAAGCCGAAGTCAAGGGAGCATTGGAGCATTGACAAGCTATTTTTTCCGTATATGGTGCGCTCATTCGTAACACAAAACAGCCGTGAAGGGTTTCATATGTGATAATTATACCACGTTAATGATTAATGCTACATCAATAGGAGAATAACTAATGCCCGATATTCGCGACGTTCTGAATGCTTTGGATAATGAAGATAGGGTTTTGTATTCCAAAACCCGTACCGCTATCCGCACCGCTTACATGAAAGCTGTTGTAGCTGTTATTGGCGTTGAACGCTATAATGAGCATGACGACGCATTCCTTGACTTGATTGATATCAAGGTTGCCACACTTTTTGATCGTGGCGGGCGCTTTGATGGCACCAAGGTTCCCTTGGATCAGAAACTAGCCGAAGCTCAAGTGATTGAGCAGAAGGTGCAAGACGCAGGTTTGCGAATTGCTGCGCCTAAGACTGGTATGAGCAATGCCACCGCTTCAATGCAGCCAAATGGACAATGGAAATGAGCAACATAGCTATGCACTTTCACACCGCTGGCAATCCTTATGATGCCATGACTGAAGATGAATTGCTAATGGCTTGGAAAGTCAAGAAAACAGCAATTGATGTTCTTAAGAATGAAGAAATGGAACTACGCAAGTATATTGTGGGTAGAGCTTTTCCAAAGAAGCAGGAAGGTATGAACACAAGGGAGTTGGGAAATGGATACCAGCTTAAAGCTAGCGTTAAGTACAATTATAACTTGGGTAACAATGAGCTTGTGGAAACTTGCCTCGCTAAAATTGCTGAGTTGGGCAATGACGGAAGCTTTATTGCTGATAGATTAGTGTCATGGAAACCTACATTAGTCCTTTCTGAATATCGGCAATTGATGGAAGATAAACGAACCTACGTCCTAGCTATTATCAATGAAATGTTGACTATTACGGAAGGTGCGCCTACACTTGAAATCAAAGAACCTAAGAAATAAGCACATAAAATCCTCATGATTAATGGTGAAAGAATATAGGAGAATAACCTAATGCCCGAAATTGACAGAGTACTAAGCAATTTAACTTTTAATGATATGGCTGCAAGGCGTGAAGTCGAAATTATCATTAGACAAGACAGTCTTGTCTTGTGGTTGAATGTTGATGGTATCTGTCGGGCAAGGATTATCACCAATGGATTTGTGCCAATAGTTATTAAGGATGATAGAGAAAAAGATGAACATATCTGAATTAAAAGCGGCTGGAGAACACGCGCAGAACTTTGGGTGTAAAGCTTTAATTTTTGGTCCTGCTGGATCAGCCAAGACACCCATCTTTAATACAGCGCCACGACCAGTGCTATTAGCAACAGAACCGGGTTTGCTGTCTATGCGAGGGTCTAAAATCCCTACATGGGAAGCTTACACGCCAGCCAAGATTGATGAGTTTTTCCGTTGGTTCTTTCAATCCAACGAAACTAAAAATTTCGATACGTTGGGCATTGACAGTGCGAGTCAAGTAGCAGACATTTATCTGATAGATGCTCAAAAGAATAATAAGCATGGCCTGAAAGCGTATGGTGAAATGGCTGAAAGCACGATGGAGCATTTGCGTACATTGTATTATACCAGATACAAACATACCTATGTGATCTGCAAGGAGGAAGTAAAAGATTTAGATGGACAATCAATGCGCCGTCCTTATTTTCCCGGTCAAGTACTTCCCATTCAAGTACCGCACCTATATGACTTCATCATACGATGTGCAAAAACCAATGTACCGGGAGTTGGTGAAACGCTGGCGTTCCAATGTAACGGCACCTATAATATATTGGCGCGAAATAGAACCGGAAATTTAAACACTTATGAGGAACCGCATTTCGGTAAGCTGGTTGAAAAGGCAATGGCAACGGTGTTGCAATGAAATCAAATTTGATAGACATATCTGCTAAGTTGAGACATGAAACAAACCATGCTTATTTGATAGCTGATGGTAGGACCGAAATTAAAAAAGGCGACACCAAGCCTAGCGAATTGAGAGTGTGGGTACCTAAGTCACAAGTTGAGTTTGATGGTGACATGATATTCACAATGCCGGAATGGTTAGCCTTGGAAAAAGGCTTTATATGAAAAGGAATAAGAGAATGGAACAGGTTAGGATACAGGATTTGGGTAAAGATGAAATTTCAGATGATATTAGACTTGAAGCGATTGAATATGATATGCAACTTAGAATGGCTTGCTTGAAATTGGCTTGTGAACATTTCGAGCAGCATACATCTGATCGTATCGTAACAGCCGCTCAAAAATTTTATAATTTTATCACCAATAATGAGGAAATAGATAATGAAGAAAGCAGCTAAACGTGGACGTAAGTTAGGAGTGAAAGTAGGACCATATAAGTTAACGCTTAGTCAGATTGCCAATCGGATTAGGCATATTGAAAGTAGGCTAACTAAACTGGAGAAAGTGCTGTCATGAGAGAAGAAGCAGAAATAGAAGCTGAATTGCAGGCTAAGAATAAAAACGCTCCGAGACTATCACCGGAGCAGATTGACTATGAAATAGTCAAAGAACAATATTATCAGTTCCCCGAAACTGTTATGACTGTCTGTTGCTTGACACTGCGAAACGGTTATAATGTTGTGGGAACATCTGCTCCAGCGTCACCCGAAAACTTTGATCCTGATATCGCACGCAAGATATCAAGACAAAAGGCAAGAGATAAGATTTGGGAACTAGAAGGTTATGTATTAAAATCTAAACTAGCTAAGAGGACATGAACTATGCAAATGAACGGAAGTTTTAACGCTAATCAATTCGAACCTAATCAGGGGTTTGGCATTCATCCGCCAGCCCAAAAGGTTGAATTCAGGATCACCAATACAGCCATAAAGGAGACAGCCGCAAAAGACGGCGGTTACTTTCAGGTTGAATTCACATCGCCACAAGGAACCATTGTTCAAAACTACAACATCTGGAATAAGACACCAAAAGCTGTTGAGATTGCTCATGGTCAATTATCTGCGCTTTGTCGTGCTGTTAATATTTATACTGTAGAATGGACCAATGAAGGAGCAGCATTGCGCGGTGCCAGAGGCTTGATGGACGTTGGCTATCAGAAAGGCGAGGAACCTTCACCTGATAATCCCAATGCCAAAGGCTATACGGAACTGAAGCGGGTCTATGACATGGCCGGGAACGATCCTTCCCGACCGGGACCGGCGCAAGTTCCGCAACAGGCCGCTCCAGCACAGCAGGCAGCGCCTATGACTGCCCAACCGGGCGGGAGTTGGGGGAATGCCAGCCCGCAACAGCAAGCCGCTCCAGTGCAGCCTAATGGGGCTGGCGGGGCTGTCCAAGGTAACCCGTCGTGGCAGCCGGGTGGGGCGGTTAATCCGGCATCGACTACCCCACCTTGGGGATCAAGATAGAAAGGAACCTTTATGCTAGATGATTTGGTAAAAGTACTGAATTGGATCATGTCTTGGCATTCCAAACCACCGCCTGACGTACAGGCAGCATTGGAGCGGTTGGACGAAGGAGCAGAAGCAGCACGGATCGAAGCGGCCAAGCCTCACTTCACACCATTGCCGCCAAACAAGATTGAACTTGATCCTGATGTAATATCAGAGCAGTAAAAACTAAAGACAAACGCTCTGACAACTTGGCCTGCTCGATTATGTGATGCGTTGAGCAGGCCATTTTTATAGGTGAATGAATGATAATAAATTTAGCCTATTTAGAGATACAGATTAAAGATCAAATTAATGAATTTTGCATCAGCCATTATGAACAAGGCCATCGCAAGCATTTAGGTGCTTCAGAGCTAGGCGAAGAATGCTGGCGTAAGCTCTGGTATGGCTTTCGATGGGTGAAGGAGGATAAGCACGATGGACGAATACTTAGACTGTTTAATGTTGGGCATCAAGCAGAGCAGAGATTTATTAGCTACTTGCGGGGTATTGGCTTTGAAGTACAAGAGCACAATGAAAACGGAACACAAATCAAAATCGCAGGATGCAACGGCCATTATGGAGGAAGCCTTGATGGAATGTGTAAACCTCCTGCAAACTATGAATTGAATGGCGAAACGTTCCTCCTTGAATTCAAAACCAATGGTACAGGTAAAGGCTTCTCAGATGTAGAAAATGGCTTGCAAAAAGCCAAGCCAAAGCATTACGCTCAAATGTGCCAGTACGGCTACAAGATGGGTATCAAGTACGGTATCTATTTAATCGAGAATAAAAACGATAGTGACATTATTGTTAAAGTAGTCGAGTTGGATTGGAATTTAGGAGCGCAGCTAGAGAAAAAAGCCAACGATATTATTTTTGCCAAGGAACCACCGCCACGGATCAGCGAAAATCCAGCGATGTATTCTTGCAAGTACTGCAACTTCTCTGACATTTGCCACAAAGGCTCAAAACCGGAAAAGAATTGTAGGAGTTGTAAGAATAGTGAGCCTGTTGAGAATGGCGAATGGCAATGTAATAAATTTGGATTAATCCCTGAAGATTTTATACCGTTGGGGTGCTCTGACTGGTTATCAATTTAAATGGCAAATTCTTTAAAATCAGCTATAGCAAGAGGAAGCCCAAGAGCTATTGCTAAAAGCAAAAATGAATTAATGTATCTTCCTAGTAAACCTTGTCCTAGAGGACATAAAACAAGGATGTGACCAATATGAACATTTATGAGCTTCACGAAAAAATCACCAAGCCTTTATTCCCGGCCTATTCTAGCGAGGATGAAAGATTTCTAGCATTGGCTTTGTGTGGGGAAGCTGGCGAATTGGCTAATCTGATTAAAAAACGCTGGCGTGATGGTGTCAACTTAAGTGAAGAAGTCTGCGATGAAATTGCAGATTGCCGCGTCTATCTTGAATTGCTAGCCAAATGTTTTAATATTGAAGGATCAAAGCTTGATCACAGAGTTGAACAAAAATTATTGAAAGTTGCAGACAAATTTAAGAACCGGCTATGATCCAATTACGCTACTACCAGCAAGAAGCCTTGGACGCTCTCTATAATTTTTTTCTAACTAATCAACATGGCAATCCGCTCATTGGCCTACCCACAGGTACAGGCAAGAGCGTACTACCAGCCGCTTTCATCAACGGGATAATGCGACAATGGCCAAACCAACGCTTTCTGATGGTAACGCACGTCAAGGAATTGATAGAGCAGAATGCCAAGGTCATGTTGAAGGTGTGGCCGGAAGCCCCACTAGGGATTTATTCGGCTGGCTTGAAACGGAAGGAAACAGCCCATCCTATTATATTTGGTGGTGTGCAATCTATGATCAAGCACCCGGATTGGTTTGGACATCGGGACGTGGCATTTGTGGACGAAGCGCATCTAATCTCTGGTGACGATAGCAGCCGCTATCAATCCTTCTTTACCTTCATGAAACTGATCAATCCAAATTTAAAAATTATTGGCATGTCCGCAACTCTATACAGAATGGGGATGGGCATGATCACGGAAAATGGATTATTCACTGATGTTGTCTATGATCGCACCAGTTTAGAAGGCTTTAATCAACTCGTTGACGAAGGATTTATTGCGCCGTTAATTCCATTGCGTACCCAGACAGAGCTAGACGTAAGCGATGTTGGTGTGCAGCAAGGCGAATTCGTTTCGACGCAATTGCAAGGTGCGGTAGACAAAGCAGAAATCACTTACAAGGCATTAGGGGAATTGGTACATGCAGGACAAACTAGAAGAAGCTGGCTTATCTTTGCGAGCGGTATTGAACACGCTGAACACATTGCGGAACAACTTGGAGCGTTTGGAATTCAATGCGCGCCTGTTCACTCAAAAAGACCTTCGGATTATAACGATAGAGCAATTAGAGCTTTTAAAGCAAATGAACTTAAAGCTATCGTCAATTACGGAAAGCTTACAACCGGATTTGACCACCCTGAGATTGATCTTATCGGAATGCTTAGGCCGACATTGAGCGTACCCTTGTGGGTACAGATGCTAGGACGCGGTACTAGACCAGCAGTAGGGAAAAGCAACTGCCTCGTTTTAGATTTTGCGAGGAACACGCCACGGCTAGGACCAATCAATGATCCGGCCATTCCCAGAGCAAAAAAGAGTGATGCACCGGGCGAAATGCCAATCAAGCTCTGTGAACATTGCGGTGCCTACAATCATATCTCTGCCAAGCTCTGTTGCCAGTGTGCCGAACCATTTTCGTTTCAACAAAAGCTGGTAGCCAAAGCAGGTACGGAAGAATTATTAAGGAAAGCTGCCACGGAAGCGATACCAATCATCGAAACCTTTCCGGTTCAATATGCGATTTATGCCAAGAACAAAAATCACTTCAATGATCGTCCACCAACTTTGAAGGTGACGTACTTCACCAACGGACTAGCCTACAAGGAATATGTTTGCTTGGAGCATCCGGGGATGGCTGGTAAAATGGCAAGGGATTGGTGGAGACGACGGCATAAGACAGCGCCACCAGCAACCATTGATCGTGCTCTGGATTATGTCAGTGAATTAAAATGCCCGCGTTTCATTCGCGTTCACGTCAATAAAAAGTATCCTGAGATATTAGGAGCAGAGTTTTGAAACCCATCATCCGCCAAGCTCCTTGGCTAGTACTACAAACTGATCTAACCAAGTTGCTTGCGTCAGATATTTTTCAGAATTGCTTGAACTGTATGCACTGGAAATTGGAAGAGGATAAGTGTGGGAAGTACAACGTTAAACCCCCTACTGATATTATTGTAAACTCTTGCCCCGATTATGAGGATGAAGGAACGATACCATTTTAAGGTTTACCTTTCATATCAAAGATAAAACTTTCCATGATGTCGCATTCATCACAAAAGAAAGTCCTGACTTCGTACCCTTCACTAACTTTTTTCTTGTTGTTAATTTTCATTTTATCGCCGCATGTCAAACACGTTAACAGTGGCGCCTGATCCGCATTAAAAATTAAATCATTATAAGAACTTATCGTCATTACACTTACTCCTAGTTAGCGTTAACGATTAAACTCTAACCAAGGAACTTTAGTTCCACCTGTTCAATATTGCTCACTTTTGGAAAAAAACATGGCTACGCCTTTAAAACTGTTCTGCCGCAGAGGGCACAAATACACGTCAAAAAATGAACGCTGGCGTTTCAATAAAGCGCAAAATTCCATGCAGCGAACTTGCTATATATGTCAAAGATTATCAACCAACGAACGCTATCATAAGAAGAAACATGGCCAAGAAACCGAACAAGCAAACCCAGAATCAGTTATTAGCAGCACTTGAATTTTGCAGCGTTGCCAGTGAAAGATTAGGCACACCTAATGAAACGCATATTAGTTTACGGAATTTTTGGGCTATCGCATCTAATAGTATTGTTTCTTGTGGGGCACAGATTGTTGAGGATATTGTTTGCTGTCCCCACACTCTTCTAATGATTGAAGCTCTGTCGAAATGCGATGATGCTTATTCGTTGACGCAACTGGATAATGGCAGGCTTTCAATCAAGAGCGGGAAATTCAAGGCGGTTGTACCTTGTCTTGAGCCAACCTTGCTGCCTGACGTGGTGCCTGATCGTCAGATGGCCCCACTCACCAATGCGTTTAAAGACGCGGTAGAAGCGGTTGGTGTGCTGGCGAGTGAGACGGCGCTAGACGTGATCACTGCCTCTGTGCTGATGGCAGGGACAAGCGTGATTGCCACCAATCGTATGATGATCTTAGAATATTGGCATGGCTTGGATTTGCCTTCTGGCGTGCCGCTACCCAAACAATTCATTACGGCACTGGCCAAGCAGAAAAAGAATTTAGCCAATTTTGGCTTTAGCAATAACTCGGCAACGTTTTGGTTTGAAGATGGTAATTGGCTCAAGACCCAACTCTACAATGAGCAATGGCCGGATGTACGGAGGATTTTGAACCGTGACGCGAATTTACAACCGATTAACCCGGATTTTTTCACGGCATTGGAAGCGGTCGCTCCATTCTCTGAGGATGGTAATATCTATTCTGATAGCAATCTGCTCCTTTCTCATTCTAATGCTGCTGTCGGCGCTAGTCATGAGTGCAGCAATATTCCGAAAGGTTTTATTTATCCGATCAAGCAACTGATGATCCTGAAACCCTACGCCAAGCTAATCGACTACATGGCTAATGGCTTTCACGATAATAGCTATTGTCTGGTGTTTCAGGGAGACAACATGCGAGGCGTGATCAGTGGCCGCCAGCGTCAATAACGATGGCTTTATCAGCCTCGAAAACAAAGTCGAGTTGCTGCCCTACCAGCCGCGTCCCTTCATTGAACGCGCATATTTAAGCGATGCTGAAATTTTAAATTCGACCAGTCATCCGGCCTTTGTCGATATCGAAATTTATCCAAATTATTATCTGTGTTCTTTCAAGATTAATGGCAAGTTTGTTTGCTTGGAGTGTGGGGAAGGAAGAGAATTTAACGCACGATTTTTATCTTGGCTGTTGTATAATTACAAAACAATTGGCTTTAATTCCATCAACTATGATCTGTTGATGATCTGGCTATCTTACCGTACCCAAGATACGGGCACCTTAAAAGATGCTTCAAATAGTTTGATCACGCAAGGAATGCGGCCAAAAGATTTGAAACAAGAATATGAGTTTGCTACTTATAAAACATCCCATATTGATCTGATTGAAGTTGCACCGCTCAAAGGTAGCTTGAAACTGTACGGTGCAAGGCTGCACTCGCCCCGGCTACAGGATTTGCCGTTTCCTGATAATGAACCGATCAGCGAGCAACAGATTGAGATAGTGAGGCAATACAACTTCAATGATTTGGACGTGACCGAACAATTGTTTGACTTCATGAAAGAACGATTGGAATTACGCCAAGTCATGTCAGTTGAATACAATGAAGATTTAATGAGTAAATCAGACGCGCAAATTGCCGAAGTAATTTTGGCCAAGGAGGTTGGCAAGCTCAACGGCAAGCGGCCTAAACGGCAGGAAATCGAAGCTGGCACCGTGTTTAAATTTTCCGTGCCATCCTACATTCGCTATCAATCCCCTGAATTAAATGCTCTATTGAACCGTATTCGCACCGCAAAATTTATTGTTGGGGCAACGGGCAAAATTGCATTACCAGAGGAGTTGAAAGCAAGTGTTAAAATTAATGCTGGCGTTTACCGTCTTGGCATTGGGGGTTTACATAGTAGTGAAACCAATGTCGCCTATCAGAAGTCAGCTATGGTTAGCATTGTTGATCGGGATGTTGCTAGCTATTATCCTCGACTACTCACAACCCTGAAATTATATCCGCCGTCTTGCGGTGAAAATTTTTTAGTCGCGTTTAATAAATTAATTGATATTCGCTTGGAAGCGAAAGCCAAGAAGCATTACACGCGAGATAAAGGATTAAAGATTGTCATCAATGGAACGTCGGGGAAATTAAGCGACGTTTGGTCTACATTTTATTCGCCAGATAACACCATTCAAATGACCGTTAGCGGACAATTGGCGCTATTAATGTTCATTGAAATGCTGGAGATAAACGGCATTGAAGTGATATCGGCTAACACTGATGGCATTGTGATGCTGGTTCATAAGGACAAGGAATGTATATATGAGAACACTTACAAGGATTGGGAACGCATCACAGGTTTCACCACTGAAGAGACACGCTACAGAGCTTACTTTGCTAGGGATGTTAATGCTTATTTCGCTGTTAAGACTGATGGCACGGTCAAGAAAAAAGGTCCGTATAGTGAGATTGGCAGCCAATCGGGCACCAAGCTTGATACCAACCCTACGTCCTTGATCTGCTCTGATGCTATCGAAGCTCTGTTATCGAAAGGAATACCCGTTGAGCAAACTATCCAAGAGTGCAAAGACTTCACTCGATTTGTTACAGTACGGCAGGTTAAAGGAGGAGCACATAAGGCTAGAGAGTATCTTGGAAAGGTGGTTCGTTGGGCTTACATTAAAGGAGAAAGTGGCACTATTAATTATGTCACAAACGGGAATAAAGTAGCAGATAGCGATGGAGCGGTGCCATTTCAGGACATGCCCACAAAATGGCCAGATATCGACTATCAATGGTATGAAAATAAGTGCAAAGAAATACTAGAGGAAATAGGCTATCTGCCTAAACCAAAACAATTGAGTTTCTTTTAATGAAAACTATATTATATATAACAGCTATCATAATAGCTGTTCCACTAGCTATAAATGCTACAGCATGGATAGTATATCTAATTTGGTGGGCAGGCTATTGGTTAAATCATCTATGATGCTTACGCGGGCACGCTACTTGGAAGCCAAACGGAAAGCCGCGATAGCAGATTTCACCGCTGCCGTGGCCACTGTAAGCCGCTCCAGAGCCGCCACCTGCGCCTCCTGATCCTGCCCCTGCCCCTGCCCCACCACCGCCGCCCGCTCCAGCCCCACCAGAGCCGCCTCCTGAGCCGCCACCAGCACCACCGCCGCTGCCGCCACCACTACCGCCTGATCCACCGCCTGACCCTCCTCCAGAGCCGCCGCCAGAACCTCCCCCGCCCCCACCACTCCCCCCGCCGCTACCTCCTCCCCCC